TGGCCACCACAGCCGAGGAAGCATGGCAATTGTCTGGCATCCAGGTCTTCCCAGATGCTTGCCATATCTTTGTGAACAACACTATCGGACCCCCAATCATCTGGGGAGATATCAACGACCGTGGCGAGATCCATTACGTTGCCGATAGTGATACCGGGAAGTGTGGAGTAGCGACATGCGTGGATGATCATCGCTGGGATATGGAGCATCCTCTCCAGGTCTGGAAGCTCCCAGACCCACGTTATAGCTATTCAATTGGCGTGGATGTGGCGGAAGGACTTGGCGGGAAGGCGGATTTTTCGGTGATCTTCGTGAACAAGATCGGTCTTAGCCCCATGGAACCAGATGAGCAGGTCGCCGTTTGGAGATCCAACCAAGTAGACCCGATCCAGTTAGCAAGCCCGATCAATGCGCTGGGGCGTATATATAATGATGCTATTGTGAGCATTGAAGTGAACAAATTCGACTCTTGTTTTAACACAGTTCGTCTCCAGTACCTCTACCCAAACCTGTTCAACTGGAAACACTACGATTCCAAGAACCCTATCTCCAATAAGTTGGGATGGGTTACTAACCTTCGTTCTAAGCCTATGTTGTGGCAGACTGCGGTTCGTTGGCTAAAGTCCCGCCACTGGTTCATCCGGTCACAGAACTTCGCCCTGGAGATGAAGCGGTTCCAGAAAGATGATTACGATGACCAGCGGGCATCGGCGGAAAAGAACTTCCACGATGATGAGCTAATGGCCGGGATGATTGCTCTCTTCTGCGCTCATGATTTGGATTATTCGGAAGACCTGTCATTTATTCCAACTCGTTCTACTACAGAGGGTTTGCAGACCGACACATTCACTAGCACGTGCGAGAAATGCCAGAACGTTTGGGTCACGGACAACCCAAAGATGGCATGTCCACGGTGCAATTGTATGCTCGTGCAGGCCCATAGAAATACAGAAGAAAAACCAAAACCTTTTGACTTCAAGGAACTGATGAACTTTAATCCGGAAGATGTTCAAGAAGAACCAACAAGCCTTCGAGAAAAGATGGGTTTGTGATAGTATTTCATCAAATAGAAGGAGGTTGGTGAATATGCCAGCCACGAAGAAGATGACCTTTCCTGTGGATGTTGAGCTTCCAGAGCCGAAGGTGCGATTCATCTGCGATCAAATCCAGGTGGATATGACAGACGGACAGAAGATCGCCGGAGTCGTGCAGTCCGCTATGGATGATCTCGGTGAAGGGGGAATGGTTGTCAGCGGCAAAGTAATGGAGCAGATCCACAACTTGGTCGGAGAATTGGCCGACGATCAAGATTTGGTTCGGTACATAGAAGCCGCCAAGGGAATGGCGGATGGGAAGCTTGTGATCCCATGGGCTCCAGATCCAACCTACCTGCCAGTTCTTGAAGACACTGCTAACCGGCAGGGGATCATGGTCACGCGGGTGGGCCAGGACCTTATGGACTATGCGGCCAGCCAGGGATGGTTGTATGCTCTGGCTCCGGACACCGTAACGATGTTCTTCACCCGAGAAGACTTCCGGATGTTGTGCGAAGCGTTTGACAAAGAACACATCACCGGAACCGAGATTGCCGATTTCATCCGGCAACTCTACGAACAACCGGCACCAGAGCCGGTTCCACAACTGGAGGAAGCAAAGCAATGAGATTTGGAAGACGTGGGTTCTTTAAAGGCTTGCTAGGTGGAGCGGCGGCCTGTACGGCTCTAGTCAAGTACGAGGGACCCAAGGTGCAAGCTGAAGTCACGAAGACGGTGGAGCCCATTATGCCTCCACCCTTCGTACAGACCACCGGATACGTGACGGTTATAGGAACCACTGCGTTGTGTAGCGCATACTACCCAAACTATCCATACGTCCAGTGGCAAGTCCCTAACGGGGCCTATAGCTGTGATGGGATGATCACCACGGTGTCGTACCCAGACGGGAGAGTAGAGTCGTTCAATGCCCCTGTACGAAACAATTTGTCCTAATCCGGATTGCAGCTTGAACGGAATCCCGGTGGAGCACTATTATCCGAGAACAGATACTCCACTCAAGCCGTGCGACTCCTGCGGGGGAAGCACGAGACAACTGGTATCGAGCTTCCGTGTAGTCTTCACCGGGCCAATTACATCAAAGTACAACGACAAAAAAATTCAGAACTCTCATATTGAGGGGCACTGGGTGACAGAGAAGAAGACAGCAGATGGGAAGCCACGGCAACGGTTCATCGAAACTTGGCAGGACCGCAAGGAGTACATGAAGCAAGAAGGTCTCTCTGACGTTGGTCCTATGGATGCGGCATCAGACGGCAAGAAGTCTAGCTCCCAGGGCCTTCCTGGGTGCTGGGTATAGGAGGTCTATGGCAGGAAATCCGTACAACACCGCAGCCGACCGCGTGACAGAAGCGGGCAGCAAGGTAAGAGGCAAGATCAATGTAGATCTAAGCCGTGCCTTTAAGAAGAGACCGGGAAGCAACCAAGACGTTCGGAACATGGCACCGCGTGGCGTTTCCGACCGGCGCACCAACACAAGAGACGCTTAACTGAATGGCGACAGCACCGCTTATTGAGCTACCGCGTGGACCGCTGCAAACAGCGCGTCGGGGATATGATCTTCCCGATGACTACACTAAACGTATGCTCACGTGGCGGGACGCCGCTTTGAACCAGGGCCTCTCTGAACTTCGGGACAACCCGGAGTACGATACCGTTCCCGACTATATCCAGTTAATCGAAGGGAACTGGGCTCGGAACACTTCCCAGAACGTCATGAGAGAGAGCTTGATCGACAACCGTGTCGCCCAAGCCCGCATTGAAGCCCTTGCTTATCTAACAGATATCCACCCGACGATTGATGTCGTGACATCCGTTGAAGAATTCAAGTCTGCCGCCAATGTGATCCAGCAGATCATGAAGCATGAGTGGAAGACCCAACGGCTGGACATGATGTTGGAGGAAGTAATCGACCATGGATTATTCGGAACCGGATACTGGAAGATCACGTGCGCGTACCCAGGGAAGCACACCATCATCCCGTGCGGAATGGATACCGTTATCCCAGTCCAGCAGGGACGTGACCTTCAGGATTCGACAGCAATATGTTATCGAGCATTCAAGCCACCCCATTTCTTTAAGTCAAGATGGGGAGATCGTGCTGAGGGTATTGAACGTGAAGCGGAAACCATGGGGCTTGTTGGAATCCAGTCCAACCAGTATACCCGCCCTTGGAATATAAACGAGTACACCTGGAATTCCATGTCTCCGGCGATGCGGTATCACAAGAGCCGGATGTCTCCCAGTTCTTCTCTGCAAGACCAGTGGGCTGAATTTCCGCTAGTGGAGCTACAGGAGTACTGGATTGAAGACTGGAACTACAATGAGTCCGATGACGTTGTTATCGTCAAAGACCCATACAAGGAGTTGGATGAACACAACTACTGGTATCGGGTTCAACCTAGGCACCGGCTGTACCCCCGTAAGCGCCTCTTGGTTTTCGCCGGGGACCGGCTTATGTATGACGGTCCAAGTCCTTACTGGCACGGACTGTTTCCGTTTGCTAAGCTCCGGCTCAACCCAGTCGTATGGTCTTCCGGTGGATTGTCCATGTACCGGGACATCAAAACTCTCAACGTATCGATTAACAAAATCACAGACGGCGTGGAGAAGTTAGTCGAGAAGGCTATCAACCCAACCGTCATCACCAAAGACGGAGCGGTCAACAACACTTCCTGGGATAAGTTCTTTGCTGGCAAGGCCGGAGCCAAGTTGAAGTTGACTCCTATTGCCAACCCATCCACCGACGTGAAGTTCATCGATCCTCCGCAGCTTCCGGCTTACGTGGAGCAGCAGAGACAGTACCTTCTGCAATCGTTCCGTGAGCACTCTGGATCTCTTGACCTTGGTAGTATGCAGAAGAAAAAGCAGCTTCCGGGCGGCGACACTATTGAACAGTTCAAGGATGCACAGTCGGCTCCCCGCCGCCGTCAACTCCGGAATATCGAAGCCTTCCTGGAGGACACGGGAAGAATCGCCGTGTCGAATATCATCCAGTTCTATTCTATGGCTCAGAGAATTAAGATCTTGGGATCGGAAGGAAACACCAAACAGGACTTCGATGCCAAGCCGGGGACGATGTTCCACTGGAGTGGTCAACCCGAAGAGTTCTACCAGAATTTTGCTATTGAAGTCGCACCGGGCTCTCTGCACGCCGGATCGAAAGACCGTGAGAAGCAAGTCGCTATTGCTCTGCGCCGGAGCCATGATATCAGCCGTCGTGAACTGTATCGCCGTCTGGATATCGGTAATGCAGACCAGATTGAAGGAGAACTCCAGGCTGAAGGTCCAACCGGACCACCACCTAAAGGCCAGGGCCGTCAGAGTATGACGAGAGGACAAAAAAATGGAAGTCCGGTTTAGTGACTATACCGACATGCACGGGAACAGTAATGACCTCTGTTTGGTCTCTTATCTGTTATTGGAAATAAAAACATTCTTCCACATCCCTTGCACTGACGTTCTTCAGCACGATGCCTGGAGCCGTTCGGGCGGATTATTATTGTTCCGTGGGCTTCAAGGCGTCCGGTCCTTAGTCGATGGCTATTGCAAAAAACGCAAGAAGGGACTAGGTTTTCTTGGTGATTATTTAAAACATTTCCGTCAAGGTGATCCGGCACAAGTGAATGGTAGTTTGTTGAAGGATCACCTGGGATTACCCAACGTATTACCCTTCCACACCAGTGGCATGGATGCTCTCCACCTCCAATCTTCGAATACAAAGAAGCCCGATGTATTGGTACTCTTCCGTTCGACCAAGCTAATGGATGTTGTGGATCTTTTATCGTCAGGTACCCACCACGCATTCGGAAAGATTTTACTTGATCAGGTTATGACCTGTCAAGAGGTATAGAATGGCCAGCCTGTTTAATATGCCCCCTGTTCCAAAGGTGAACATCAACATCTCCGGGTTGTACGACACGATCCCGCAACCCGAGATCTTGTCCCCTTATTCTCGCCGGATCTGTAGCTTAGTCTCCCAGGGATACACTTCCCAGGAGATCGCCACTAAACTGGACAGCAATTCCGCTGCTATAGACGTGATGGTGTCCCGTGCCATGCAAAAAGTTGGCGTGAAAACCAGAGCTGGTTTAGCCGTCTGGTATCTCGTCGCAACCGTCATTACCTCCTCGTGATGTAAGGTTCCTTTCCGATCTTCACCTAAACCTGTAAGATTCCTTTCTCATCTTCTTGATCCTCTTGAACTTAAGAGGACTACCTGCGAATAATAATATCGACCTGGAGAAATCCGGGAATCCAAGTACCGATGTCGGGATAAGTACCGATGTCGGAGAAAGGACTCCAGCAATGTTCACCGCTATGGAGACTGCTAACCGGCGTGGCCGGAAGCGCCACAAGAAGGGTCGTTAAAAACCCTACCTCGATCATCCGGGCGGCGTGATCGGGGGTAGTGGCGAAAGCCGCCCCACAAATTTTTCGGAGGAAATGTGCCGGGTCCATTAGATCTTCGGGTGGGTCTTTCAGTCGCCAAGAATATTGGGACGAAAGCTAGACTGGGCACCAACATTATGACCAACGATACGCTTCGTGCCAACGAGCAAACCCGCTCCAGCGAAGACTACCGTGGTGGAAATACTCCATATCGCCCTGGTTCGAATCGGCGTATGCCGAGTCAGAGAGGATAACTATGGCTAAAAAGCGTGGGAAGAAAAAGCGCGGCAAGAAGATGCGCGGGGAGAAGATGTAATGGTCAAGAACGGAAAATTCCAGTTAATCGGAGATCAAACAACTCCGGTTCCGGGTACTCGGAATAATGTAGTTCCGAGCCCTTCCGCTGACCCAGCCAGCGGAACATGGCAGAAGATCGGCACCGACCTTCAGGGCACGATGGGTCGCAATCCTATTTACTCACCTTCCGCCAACCCTAAGTCTGGCGAATGGCAAATTGTCGGCGACGAGAAGTCGATGAGCCGGAAGCCGATCAATGATGCATGGGGAGATGCGTACCGTACCCCGATGTCCAAGGAGAGTTCGGCCTCGGATGCCAACGCGGCCCATCAGGGAAGACAGTCTGGAAGAAATAAGAACAAGCGCACTAGCTACTAATGTTTCCTCCGGCATCAGCAGGACCACCACCACCAGATAGTCGCCCTGTTGGTGGAAACGATTCAGTACCGGCGATGCCGCCGTCCATGATTGCGGATCAGGGACAGCGTGCTCGCTCGCAGGATAAGAACAGTCTCGACGAGCTTTCCAAGAAGACCGTCGAGATGGCGGTGACTAAGTTGATGGAAGTAAAGAATGCGATGGATGGGCTGAACACAGCCATGAAAACCATTGATCCTTCGGCAGATGCCTTAATGGTGCCGATGATTGCGGCTTGGCAAGGAGCCGCTCAGAAGGTCAAGGAAGTCATCGCTCGGGCCTCCGCAGGGCAACCGAATATGGCCGGAATGGGCCAACCTGGAGCACAAGCTGGTTCTCCGGCAGGTCAGGCAGGTCCCGCTGAGGGTGCAGCGGGTTCTGCCGAGATGGGTGGCGGTCCACCATCTGCCGCAGGACTTTAATTGAGGAGATAGAGAATGGCTTTTTTTGATGACCTGTTAGAGCAGATTGAAGAAGCGGATCGGGAAGTTCTCAAGAAGTACCCGGCCATTGCCGAGAAGATCAATAAGAACGACAAGGTTCTTAGCGACTGGGAGGAATGGAAGGCGAAGGAGTATGACCCGGCCACCGGCTACACAAAGCGTGCGCTGAAATTGCTGGAGCAGAAGGACGCAGAGATCGAAGCATTGAAGCTCTTACAGGGGAACGATATGACGTGGGACGAGATGAAGGCCAACGTAGAGAAGTTGGTCAACGACACAGTGGGTTCCAAGGGGATAGTAGATAAGACTGCCCTTAACCAGGAGATTGGTAGCCGGGTAACCGTTAAGGTTAAGCAACCAGACGGGTCCGAGAAGGATGTTCCGGTTACGGAATACGTGAAGAATCTGGAGCGTGGCATGGAGTTCACTTATGCCAAGAGCGCCCACTTGCCGGTGAAGTACTACCGGGAATTCGGAGACATAAAGGATGCTCCGGACTTCACCCAGGAGGCACTCTTCAAGCACATGCAGGAGAATGCCATCGCCGATTTCGAAAAGGGATACGAAAGCTTCGTAGCTCCTCTGAGAGCGAAGCGGGCCGAGGAAGCTGCCAAGACCCGTGAAGAGCAGATCCGCAAGGAAGAGCGGGACAAGATCACCCAGGAGATGATGCAGCGCAACGGCGGCAGAATGCCGGAAGATAACTCTGGTGCAGCTCCGGAGATGTCGGCTTTGTCTCGCAAGATTGCAGGTCGTAAGAAGGAAGAAGTAGCGGGTCCGAAGTTAACACCCGGACAAATTGGTGATATGTCTGGGGCAAATGATGCCTATCAGAATTGGCTGAAGGATCAAGCTGCGGGTGTGAAACCGAATTTCCCAACCGGGATGATTCAGTAAAGAAAGGAAACACAGGGTAAACTTTTATGGCGCTGACACTAACGGATCTTTCGGCCTATACCCTTCAGTACATTGTTCCGAAGACCACGGATGTCATTTACTTGAACAGCCCGGTCTTCACCCGGCTGAGTTCCCGGAATATGGAACGGTTTGCTGGCGGTCTCCAGATCCAGCGTCCCATCATCTACAACGAACTGAATGGTGATGCGGTTGGACGTGGAGAAGGCTTCAACATCGACTACGTGACCACGGACACGGCTCTGGTCAATAACATGACCGTGTACTACGTGAACATCACGCTGTTCGGATTTGACTCCATGAGAAACGACGGCCCAGCGGCTATCTTCTCCCAGGTCGAAACCAAGTTCCAGAACGCTGGTTTGAAGATGGCCAAGCTACTGGCGGTCAATATGTATCTGGACAACGTGACGGCTGGCCGTTCCAAGCACATGGACGGACTCCGGCAGTGGTACGATGACGGAACCAACTTCCCATCCATCGGCGGAATCACCCGCTCGGACATTGCTCCGGTCGGAACTGTTGGTGGGTTGAACGCCTACACCAACAACCAGGGTTCCGGCTCCTTCACCCTCCAGACCCTCAACACCGCTTATGGCAACGCATGGTTCGGTGCGGACCACGTTGACCTCGTGGTGGCGACCCAGAACGGATGGAACTTGATCTGGAATGCTCTCCAACCTCAGCAACGCTACTACGACACCGAGTCCGATGTGGCAACCGCTGGATTCCAGAGCTTCCGGTTCAACGGCGCGGAAGTGGTCATTGACAAGTACATGCCAACCGGAACCACGGGCGTCATGTACGGAATCAACACGAAGTACGTTGAGTGGTACTTCTCGACCAACCCGAAGTTCCAATACGGCTTCACCGGCTTCAAGGAAAGCAACAACACAATTGACGTGGCCGGTCAGTTCTTGGTTGGACACGACATCGTGGTTCCAAACCCACGTTCCGGATTCAAGATCCTGAACACCAACTTCTAAGGAGAAAATATGCAGAGAACTGACATTGGAACTGGGCTTGGCATCGGTCAGCAGATGGTGAAGTACACCATCGCTTACAGTGATGTCGTTGCTTCCAACTCCGTTAACACCCTTTATCTCGCAACAGATCCGGGCGGTTTCTCGGTGCAGGTGCCAACCTCCACCCAGCCGCCCAATGCGGCCAACTTCCAGATCCCGCAAGCGGGATGGATCTACTACGTGAAGGTTCACCAGACCTCCTCTTGGGTTGGATCTGGATCGACCTTAACCCTCAGCGTCGGAAAGCTAGGTAGTTCCAACACCTGGGTGACACCGGCTGTGGCTATCCAGGCCAACGTGTCGGACACCACATTGCAGGAAACCTTCAGTGTGCCGTCTGGACAGATCTCCCCTTGGGGTGTGACGGTGACGTTCACCTACGGTGGAAGCAGCAACTATCTTCTGTCCAGCCTTTCGCAGGGTCAGGTTGACTTGTACATCGGCTACATGAACGTGTCCAGCCCATCCGAATAAGGAGAACCAGATGGCATTTCAACCGGGTGCATTTCAATGGGGGCCGCTCAACCAGTTATGGTACAGCACGACGGCCCCGGCCAGCGCTTCTGAGGGGCCGTTCAAGGTAGGTGATTGGGTGATTCTGACAAACCCAACAGCCAGCAACCCAGTCATCTACGTATGCACGGTGGCTGGAACGGGGGCTACGGCCACTTTCAAAACTATTAGCCTTTCGTCGTAATCAAGGAGAAAACAATGCCAGGAATTACTTTTACTTACGTTAGCGCAAGCCAGTATGACCCGGCTGGTGATGTGTTCGCATTGCCGCCACAGTCGGGTCTTACCTTCACCAAGGAAGTCCAGCTAACCGGGTCCACCACCGGGTCTGGAAGCTTGCCGGGTTATGGTACGTACCCGATCTGGGTCTGCGATGCTCCGACTGCGGTCATCGCCGCCTACGGAAAGTACGTGCTCAGCGGATCTTCGACGGTGCAGTTGGTGATGGCCAAGAACGGAAGTGCTCTTCAGAGCACGGTCTTGGCGGTCACTTCTTCGTTGAACTTCTTTGGATCGACGGACACCCTCCAGAGCGCCACCCTGAATACGGGATCTACGCTCTGCACCCAGTTGCAACCGGGTGACACTATCGGCTACCGGTACGGAACCGTGGGTAACGCGCCGGGTGTCGGCGTATTCACTGTCGTTCTCCAGAGATTCTAATCTCGGCTTAAGTTTTCTCCTCCACCACGTCCTGGACTTTGGCTTCCACCCCAGAGTCCAGGATTTTTTTGTTGTCACATAAATGATAGAAACCTAACGCCACCCAACCAACAATAACAGATACCATTGGACCGATGCAGGTCACGATCCATTCCCCAGTTGGTTTTGAGCCCTATGATCACAGAAACCCAGATAACCCCGGCATCGGCGGATCAGAGACAGCCGTCCGTGAATATGCTTGGCGTTTGGCTAAGCGTGGACATGATGTTACGGTCTACGCTCCCATCCCCGAAGATTGCCCCACACCGTGGAGAGGAAGCCACTGGGCTTCCTTCTTGGACGCTGACTTTACCCGTCCTGGAACGTGGATTCTTTCCCGGTGCCCGCCAGAGCTAGACAAGTTTAAAGAGGATCACCCCAACCAAAAGCTTTGGCTTGTCTCCCAGGATACGGATTACCCAGGGCAATGGACAGAGGAGCGCCTAAAGAAGGTTGACAGAATCATCGGCCTTTGTGAATCCCATTGCATGACCCTTCAGGGAACCTACCCATCGGCTGCTCACAAGGTCTGCCTGGGCTTTAACGGACTTCGTTACGACCTCATCCAAGATATTGAAAAGGAAGGAATTCCGGAGAGAAATACACGCCGGATCATCTTCGCATCGTCCCCAGACCGGGGACTCCTTACCCTTCTCAAGATCTTTCGCCGGTGCCGGGAATGGGGTTCTGGAGCCGATGGCCGGGGAGCGATGGAGCTTTGGATCGGGTATGGGCTTGACAATATCCAGAAGTGGATACAGT